GTAAATTCTATGACCGTTATGTAGAAGCTTAAGAAAGAGGTAGAGTATGGCTCAAAGGCAATTAAGGGTACAAGTTACCTCACAGGTAGATAAGAGCCTTACTGACCTTCTGAGCAAGTTAGATAAGTATTCTAAAGGTACTACTACTATAAATGTTAAGGCAGTAACAAACAGTAAGGATGTTATTGCCTTATTTAATACTGTTAACAAACTAAAAAATAAAAGAGTTAGGGTTGATGTTGACAGTAACGGTAATAAGGTACTCAAGGTACAGAAGGACTTGCTCAGTCTTAAGAATAAGACAGTAAGTGTTAAGGTAGATGCAGACACTAGAAGCATTACTAAAGTATCATCAGACTTAAATAGTCTTAAAGGTAAAACCATTAAAGTAAATGCTGACTTATCACATCTAAATAAAGCTAAATCAGACTTAGATGCTATTGATGATAAGGTAAACAAGAATAGAACTGTTAAGATTCATGGTGATACATCAGGTCTTACAGCTATCTCTAATGCCTTAGATAGTATTTCTAAAAAGGTACTAGCACTATCAGCTAGAGGTGCTTTAAACATTGGTAAGAGCTTTGCTAAAGATGCAGGTGAGCTTTATGATGCTCAGAATGAATTTGTAAACAACATGAGGTCACTAGACAATCCTCTTAGTGACAAAGAAATCAACTCAACACTTAAAAACCTATCTAAATATGGTGCTCAGACTAAGTACAATGTAGCTGAGCTTACTAACTTAGCAGGAGCTTTAAAAGGGGCAGGATTTGATAAGGAGTTTGGAGGTTTTGATAACCTAACTAAAAACCTTGCAAATATCTCAGCCCTTGCTAGTAGCCCTTCTAATGCCCTAAAACGTGTATCTACACAGATTAAACAGATGTCTCTAGATGGTAAAGTCTTAGCAAGAGACTGGAACCCTATTAGGGATGCAATCGGTGGTACAGCTACACAAAAGGTTGTTCAGAAGTTTAAAGATGAATATGGTTTTGATAACCTAGCTGATGCCATGAAAGAAGGTAAGGTACTAGGTAGAGACTTTATCAAGGTATTGAATGAAGTAGGTCAAGACCCTGCCTTGCTAAAGGCTGCAACAAACACTAAGACCCTTAAATCAGCTTGGGAGAACATGAGAGAATCCCTTACTGTAGGTCTTGTAGGTACTCCATTTGAACCAGGAGCCTTAACACCTGCTATTGATGGGCTTGTTAAGTTAATGAATACAGTATCAGAGAATGGTGATGTTATTCAAAACTTTGTAAGTAAAGGTGTAGGTAAAGCTATGTCACTCTTTAAAGAAATGTTTGGGGAGTTTGACTTTAAACAAGGCTTAAAAGACTTTGTTACTTATCTAGCTCCTGTAGGTAAGGGTATTGAATTACTAGCTAAAGGCTTTGCTAAAATTAATAATCATGGTAAGAATACTGGTAAGATTCTTGGTGGTATTATTACTGCTTCTGCAGGTTGGTTAGTAGTATCTAAGATGGCTCGTTCTGTAAGGGCATTATCAAGCACTCTAGGGCTGTTAAAGAACTTTAAGAACCCTTTTAGTAGGGGTGGAGGTAGTGGCTCAGGAAGGGCTTCTGGTGGCTCTACAAGCCTATTAGGTGGTCTTACTAAGTCACTAGGAGACTCAGCTAAGATGTTAGCCTTTGCAGGGTCTATTAAGCTTATTGCTAGTGCCTTT